CATCATTAAAAAACGCAAGCCCAAGCAAAATTCGAGCATTTGCAGCACAAGAGGCATCTAAGTCTTTAAGCGAAAAAGACAGATTTGAAGCATTTGTGCCAACACCAAAAATAGCCGTAAGCGATACAGGAAGAACAGTTACAACTTCAACCGGCGCTTTTGCACCAACAACGGCAAAAGTAGGAATTGCAGAAGGTGTTGCGGGAGGTGAACCGCCGCCAACAGAAACGCAATCAGGCTTAACGCCTGCGGCAATGGGTGGTACATTTGGATTAAGTGCGCCTGTTGTTGCGCCATTCCCAAAACGTACAACGCAACAATACATTCCATTGCAAGGTGAACAAGAAGCGCTATCTAATGGCATTAAATTAAGAACGTCATTAACAAATGGTTTAAACAATTCAGCAGAAATGAATAGAAATGTTGAAGAATCATTTAAAGCAATTACAAAACTTAATCCAGGTGCATTTTATTCAAGTGGCGCAACAGGAACAGTTTTAAGAAACGCAAAAACTTTTTTTGGAAGTTCAGACTATCAACAATTGTCTAAAGATTTGGCAAACCTTCAAATTGCTCAATTACAAGCGGATGGCGTTGACACGGTTGGTAGACAAGATTTATTAGCAAAAGCTAATGGAACAGAAACTTACAATCCAGATGTTTTGCTTAACATCATGCATCGAATTGACGCAAAAAAAACGGAACTTCAATTAAAAGCGCCTGCCGCAAATTTATTTGCACAAAAATATGGCGACAACAACATGGCAAAGTTTCAACAAGAATGGTCTAAAAACGCAGATTCTAAAGTGTTTCAAGCAATGAACATTTATCAAAATGTTTCAGACCCTAAAGAACAAAAAGCACAAATTGATAATTTGCTTGGTTATAGTTTGCCTGCAAATGCTCCACAACATCAAATTGATGCAGTAAAAAGAAATCGTAAATTGTTTGCTGAAAAGTATGACAATATCCAAAAACTCATAACTAAAGGGAGTTTGGACTAATGGCTGATTTACGTTCTCTCATTGCTGGAGATGACCAACAAGGGTCAAACACAGCTATGCCTGCTTCGCGGCCTTCTACACCTCCTTCAAACATGAAATGGGGTGGTACTAAATTATCGCCAGAATTATTACAACAATTCCAATTAGAAGCGGAACAAGGAAAACGTGAAGTTGCTCCAATGTTGCAATCTTACTATCAAGCTAATTTTCCAACGCCTAGACAACAAGGTTTTGAACCTGGCGGTTCATACGCCCCAACAGTTCAAGCAACAGGACAACTAACAGATCAATTACGGTCATTAGTATCTGGAGAGCAGCCCGCTGCTCCTTTAGAACAAGATTTAGGATTTGTTGGCAACGCATTTAAACGTGCTTTTCAACTTAAACAACGTGCTGCTGGAGAAACTGCGGCAGCTATTGATTTTGTTGCAAATGCTCCTTCTGCGGTGGTTGGAAATGTAGGTTATTGGACAGGCCGAGCATTTGGTTTAAATGATAAAGAAGCGCAAGAAGCATCACAAAAAGTTGCTGGTGCAATAGCAAATCCTGTTGGCAGGCTTACAGGTACTGTTGAAACTCCAGGTTATCAAGGCTCGTTACTTACTCAAGGATTACAAAAAGTAGGAGAAGGTGTTACACAAGCATCTCAATATGGAAGCGAAAAAACAGGAATTAGTCCTACAGATATTGAACAAGGCGTAAATACCGCATTGATGTTAGTTCCAGGCGTTTATAAAGGTGGTAAAGCAGTAATAAAAAAAGCAAATGCAGTATTGCCAGGGGTTAAAGGTTCTGGTCTAGCTGGTATGCAACAACAATTTGCGGCTAAAGGTGGTCGTATTGAGCCAACAATGGAAACAGGTGCGCCGACTACTACGCCTTCAAGCGTAGGCGCTGCTGGTGTTGCTCCTGCTGATGTATTAGCAAGCAACATTGATGCATCCCTTGCAACTGCATCCCCAGAACTTAATCAATTTATTAAATCAAAAGACCCTAATGCCGTTAATCTTCCTGCTTTGCAAACAAAAGCACTTGAAGAAAAACATAAAGTTAATTTAACAACAAGTCAACGCATAGGAGACACACAAGGCTATGCATCTGAATGGAATAAACGTGGTGAAACCCCAGAATTGCAAACCCATTTTAATGAACAACCAGCACAAATAGCGGGTGCTTTTGACAATTTAAAACAACAACACGCTCAAGACATTAATCCATTAGCTGATGCTTCTGAACTTGGGCAACATGAAATTAATGGTTTATCAGCAAAAGATGCTATTAGAAAAGATGCAATTTCAAAAGCATATAAAGAATTAACTGATGCAAATGGAGGACAATTTCCTATTGATGTAGGAACGGTTAAAGAAAATATTGCAAATGAACTTTCAAAAAATTATAAAGAAAATTATTTATCTTCAGATTTAAAATCAGATTTAGAAAGATTTTATAAAAATCCTACATTTGAAGGATATGAGGCTGTTCGCAGTAATTTGGCTGATGAAATGCGTTCTGCAACTGATGGTAAAAGCAGACAAGCAGCATGGATAGCAAGAAACGAATTAGAAAAATTGCCTATTTTTGGTGAAGAAAATGCAGCATTTGATCCACAAGCCGCCCATTTAAAATCTTTGGCAGACAAAGCAAGAAATTTGTATAAAGAACGTCAAGACATTATTAGAAGCAATCCTGCATATAAGGCAGCGATAAAAGAAGCGGCAAGTTTAGAAGATGTTTCATCTCAAGGCGAAAGTTTAGACGCTGCAAAATTTCACAAAAAATATGTTTCATCAGCAACGCCCGAAGCAATAAGGCGTATGAAAGCAGAAATAGACCCTAATGACATTGCACATCAAGCAATTACATTTGGTGAATTAGATAGAGCAAAAAATGCAGCAATTAGTGCAAAAAACGATTTGCAACCAGCATCTTTTGCTAAATTTTTGCGTGACAATAAATCTAGCTTAAATGAAGCATTGCATCCAGAAGCTATGCAGGGCGTATCAGAAATTGGATTGTTAGCAAGCAAAATTGGAATGCCAAAAACAGGTACGTTTAATTATTCAAACACTTATAGCAGTATGTTGTCAGATTTGGCTAAACAAGGTTTAACAAGTGCGGGTGAGGCTAAACTTGCTGGTGCAACAAGTGGAATGTCAATTCCTGTGGTGTCAATGATTAGACAATTTGCTGAAAAACATAATAAAGATGCGTTTGCAAAACAAGCAACTCATCCGTTTGGCGGGTTAACTAAGGACTAAAAATGAGCGTTAATCTTTCACCCATAGGTAACGGATTCCAATTCTTTACCACCACCGGCATTCCTCTTAACGGGGGATATATTTACACTTACCTTGCGGGTACAACTACGCCTGCATCGACTTACACCACCTCGGCGGGAACTATTGCTAACACCAATCCTATCCAGCTAGGCACGGATGGCAGGCCACCAAATGAGATATGGCTAACATCGGGTAGCAATTACAAGTTTGTATTGGCTGACTCTGGCAACAATGTCATTCAGACTTACGACAATCTTTACGGCATCATTGGAACGACATCGGCGGTAAGCGCAGTGCCTTCTGGTGGCATCATTATGTGGTCAGGTTCTATTAGTTCTATTCCGTCAGGGTACTACCTTTGCGATGGTTCAAACGGTACGCCTAACTTGAAAGATTCGTTTGTAGTGGGCGCTGGTAACACCTACGCAGTAGGTAACACGGGCGGCTTTACATCTTCTGCAACCAGCAACGTGGGAACGTATCTTCCGACCTACTACGCACTAGCATTTATTCAAAAATCATGACCGAAACTGAAGCACGATTAAATTCGCATGAAGCCGTTTGTGCGGAACGATACGAACAAATTAACGCTAGGCTAAAACGCATGGAGCGCATTATTATGAATGCGGCTGGCGCATTGTTGGTTGGTATGGGCAGCGTAGTGTTTACATTCTTAACCCATGCAAAATGATCGACCCGATTACCGCCTTTGCGACTGCACAAGCCGCCGTTAAAGGGGTAAAAGCCGCCATTGCGTTAGGCAAGGACATACAGGCCGTATCTGGCGACCTAATGAAGTTTTTTGAGGCCAAGGATGTGGTGCAAAAAGCCGCATCTAAGCCTAAGTCTAGTTTTGCCCAATCCGATACCGCGCAAGCCTTTGAAATCGTCATGCAAGCCAAACAATTGGCAGACGCTGAACGCGAGTTAAACAACTACTTTGTGATGTCGGGCAACGCCGATTTGTGGCAGCAGCTACTGATTGAGCGCAACAAGATCATTCAAGACCGCAAGACGCAAGAAATATTGGACGAAAAGAACGCTAAAGCTAAGAAAGAGGAAATGGATGAATTCTTGACCTGGCTAATGGGCGGGGCGCTGGTGCTTCTTTTGTTAGGTATGTCTTTTTGGTGGTTAACAATTTTGATGGAGAAACATTAATGCTCACAATCCTTTCAACCCTGATCTCCTTTTTAATGGGAGGCTTGCCAAAACTGTTGGATTTTTTTCAAGACCGGCAAGACAAGAAGCACGAATTAGCGTTAGCGCAGATGCAGATTGAGCGTGAGTTAGAACTTCGCAAAGCAGGCTTTGAAGCGCAAGAAAGGGTAGAGCAGATACATACCCAGCAGCTAGAGATGGAAACTACCGCCAAGGCAACCGAAAATTTGGTCAACGCCCAGGTCGCTGAAATGAACGCCATCTATCAGCATGACGAATCACTAAACGAAGGCACAAGCCAATGGATGAAAAACCTTCGTGCCGGTGTCCGTAGCTTTATCACGCTAGGATTCTTTTTCCTGTTGTGCTTTGTAGATGTCGGGATGTTTGTCTACGGCTGGAACAACGGCGTGGCCTTTCCCGCCTTGGCTGAACGCCTTTGGGATTCCAACACTCAAGCCCTGTTTGCCAGCATCATTGCATTCCACTTTGGTGGTCGGGCGTTTGGAAAATGATCTGGACGCTTGTCCTTGTGACGGGCATTAACATGAATAGCATTCTTACCATTGGTTACTTTGAAGGTGAAACCGCTTGCCAACGGGCGGCTAAAGAATGGCGCGATCTTGGATATAAAGTAGGCTGTGTACAAAGCATGGTAAAAAAATGAAAGTATCTGACAAAGCCCTTGGCGTTATAAAGCATCACGAAGGCGTAAAACAACGCCCATACCGCTGCCCAGCAAAGTTGTGGACTATTGGCGTTGGTCATGTGCTTTACCCCGACCAAGGCGCAATGAAGATTGAATTAAGAGATGGATTTGCCCTTAAACCCAAAGATGACCGTCAGTTCAGCATGGAGGAAATAAATGGAATTCTTGCCGCAGACCTTCAGCGTTTTGAGCGAGGCGTGGAACGGTTTATTTCCATTAACCTTACCCAAGGCCAATTTGATGCTCTTGTTAGCTTTAGCTTCAATGTTGGCCTGGGAACATTACAGCGTTCAACCCTCCGTCAAAAGATTTTGCGGGGAGATTTTGAAGGCGCTGCGGAAGAATTCCTAAAGTATTGCATGGCTGGCGGTAAACCTCTCAAGGGTTTGCAAAATCGCCGAATTGACGAACGCGCTTTGTTCTTGGGTTAGGACAATCCTCTGGCACTTCTACCGCCATATAAACAGGCCGTGGCGCACCACTTCCTTTTGTTAACCATCTGTCTATATAAACGTCTGGCATTGATTTTACGGCCCTTCTAATAGAGTCAATTTCAACCCCAATTAACTCGGACAATTCTTTTCTTGTTAAACCATCCTCTGCTTTAAGTAGTGCGGCTCTAATGTCAACGTGTCTTGATTTTCGCATTTTGAATAATAGTAATGATGTCTTGAAGGTCACGAATTGCGGAAATGCACTCTGTAATAGCTTGATCGGGTTTGCCCGTAGTCAACAGGTTATACACGTTTTTAATAGACCTTTCAGCCATCATGCACGGATAAGCATAATCTTTAATTTGCTCTATTCGTTTAGTTTCATGCACTAAGTACATTCCTTCTTGGTCTAACGGTTTATCCATTGTTCTTCTCCTTTAGCTTGTTTTGAATAGCACGTTCATAACCCCAGTTAGGCGATTCACATTCGCCGTATTGGTTGTAGTGTTGCAAATAGATAGCGTCAATTTCAGCGTCTGTCAGCCCTACCCATGTGCGCTGTTTCAGTTGTGCAATTTCTGCCCGTAACTCAGCATTAATCTTTGCTTCCTCAATGCCTTTGCGAATTAAGTCGCTGGTCACTTGCGTATCACGGTGTTCCCAATCGCTGTACAGCAT